GGACCAATAGTACCTCTAATACCTTGAGGTCCTGTCGTGCCTTGAATACCTTGTGTTCCTTGAGGCCCTTGCGTTCCGCGTAGACCTACTGGACCTCTTGTTCCTGTTGGACCCACTGGACCTTGTGAACCAATAGTACCTCTGATACCTTGAGGACCTGACGTTCCCTGTGGACCTTGAATACCCTGAGTACCTTGTGGTCCTGCCGTGCCCTGCGGGCCTGGTGATCCTTGTGGACCTCTAGTCCCAGGCGGCCCTGGCTCTGTTCCTGCTGGACCTGCTGGGCCAGGATCCCCTTGAGGACCTCTGGTACCTGCCGGTCCTGGCTCTGTTCCTGCTGGACCCTTTGGTCCCGCACTACCTTGTGGACCTATGGTTCCTTGTAAACCGACAGTGCCTTGCGGTCCTTTTGGTCCCGCACTACCTTGTGGACCTATGGTTCCTGTTGGACCTGTTGGACCCGCTGGACCCTGTGGACCTGAATCACCTTTAGGTCCTTCTGTACCAACTGGGCCTTGTGGGCCGACAGTACCTGAAGGTCCTTTTGTTCCTTGTGGTCCTTCTGTTCCTGCTGGTCCTTTTGTGCCGGCTGGACCTTTAGTTCCTGTTGGACCCTGCGGTCCCTCTGTTCCAGCTGGACCCGATGGACCAACTGGACCTGTTGTTCCTACTGGACCCTGTGGCCCTTCTGTTCCTGCAATTCCCTGCGGACCAACCGGACCCCTTGGACCCATAGTTCCCATCGGACCTTCTGTACCCGTTGGTCCCTGTGGTCCTACTGGACCTGCTGAACCTTGTGGACCCTTTGGTCCTTCTGTACCCGTTGGTCCCTGTGGTCCTGTTTGACCTGTTGGTCCTTGAGACCCCTGTGGTCCTTCTGTACCCGTCGGGCCCTGTGGTCCTACTGGACCTGCTGAACCTTGTGGACCCTGTGGTCCTTCTGTACCCGTTGGTCCGATAGGACCCAGTGGACCTGTTGGACCTGCTGAACCTTGTGGTCCTTCTGTACCCGTTGGACCTATTGGCCCTTGTAAACCAATTGTACCCTGTGGTCCTTGTGGACCCTCTGTACCTGTTGGTCCGATAGGACCCACTGGACCTGTTGGACCCTGAGAACCTTGTGGTCCTTCTGTGCCTGTCGGACCTATCGGTCCTACTGGACCTGTTGGACCCTGAGAACCTTGTGGTCCTTCTGTACCTGTTGGTCCGATAGGACCTACTGGACCCGTCGGTCCTTGAGAACCCTGCGGTCCTTCTGTACCCGTTGGACCTATTGGTCCTACTGGACCTGTCGGTCCTTGAGAACCTTGCGGGCCCTCTGTACCTGTTGGACCTATTGGTCCTACTGGACCTGTTGGACCACGACTACCTTTAGGACCCTCTGTACCTGTTGGTCCGATAGGACCCACCGGACCTGTTGGACCACGACTACCTTTAGGACCTTCTGTACCTGTTGGACCTATTGGTCCTACTGGACCTGTTGGACCACGACTACCTTTAGGACCTTCTGTGCCTCTTGGACCCATAGGACCTGTCCAACCCGTTGGTCCTTTCGTTCCGTCTTGCCCCTTAGTTCCTGCTGGACCTTGTGGTCCGATTGGACCGCCACCAGACAATAGATTTTGTACATCGGTGTTTAAAGTAGAAATAAGACTAGTATTAATACCTTGTTGCGCTAGAATATTCCCAATCAAGTCGACGCTAGAAACAATTTCATCAAAGTCTGTATCTTGAATAGAACTTTCCACCGACAAATTAACTAGGTCAGTAATTTCTTGTAATGTAATCCCGCTGTCTGTTGTTATGAGACTATAAATTTCAGCGAAGTTCTCATTAATTTTCTCACCGGCGGTGCGAAGTGTATCACCCGATCCGTCGTTCGCTCCCTGTCCAGTGTTAATGATTTTTCTTGACATTTTTGTTTGTCCCTTAAAATAGTTTATTTATTTTTATTAAGATTTCTCGATGGCATACCAATAAACCAAATCGTCTCGTATTCCATATACTTGAGAGTCTCTTAAATCTCTACGAGTATAAGTCACACCACCAATAGTATAAGATGACCTTCTGAAGATCCCTGGCGTATTTTCAGTGAATACTAACTGATCATTCCAATAGACTGCTGTATAAACCATACCTTCATCACTTGATGGGTCATAGTAGTCTGCATGATACCAGTAGAATCTTGGGGCATCTTTAGAATATCGAATGTCCGCTGGTTCTGGTTCCGGTTCTGGTTCTGGCTCCGGTTCTGGTTCCGGTTCTGGTTCTGGCTCCGGTTCTGGTTCCGGTTCTGGTTCTGGCTCCGGTTCTGGTTCAGGGCCTGGCTCCGGTTCTGGCTCTGGTTGTGGTTCTGGTTCAGGCTCAGGTTGTGGTTCTGGTTCTGGTTCAGGCTCAGGTTCTGGTTCCGGAGTTGGACCCACGCGGAGTACACCAAATATGTTTCCGTTATAGTCAGAAGACTCCTGATCACCACGTTCATAGATGCGACCATCTGGACCAATGAGTCTGGTAGGCCAACCATCTTCGTGACCTGTTATATCGTAGACGACTTCGTCATTCCACTTGACTGTAACTCTAAGTGTCGGTATCCACTGCTCCCACGAATACTCTGGGTATGCTGATCTGTAGTGGACTATATTGTCTGGTAGATCCTCTTCTGGTTCTGGTTCTGGTTCTGGTTGTGGTTCAGGGCCCGGCTCTGGTTCCGGCTCAGGTTCTGGTTCTGGCTCAGGTTCTGGTTCCGGATCTGGAGTTGGCATCGGTTGTGGTGGTTCAATCATATCTGGAGTCCAAACCTCTGGACCAACATCTACTAAGGTACCATCTGCATCTCTATACCTGACCGTAACCTCTGTCTCCGCCGCACCACCATCAAGTAGTTCAAAGTCTTCAGACATGAGGATCTCATCGTTACTCATTCTAAACGATCGAGTCGATGCCCAGTCCGCAACGGTTGTGTAAATTTCTGCTAGACGTTCGATGGATATATCGTCGTAACGGTCTAACGTCTCTAGTGCGCTCAAAATAAATGTGATGTCTTCTGGGTCCGTCTCGCGCAGTGTCATCAACGCAAACGTAGAACGTAGGTTGATACCACCCACTTCTGATCCGACTGGTACTGGATAGTTTGGTGTCTCTAATGGATCTGTAGTAAGACCCGCACGGAGTCCTATAATAGCATGAGACAATAATGCAACTTCTGCTGCAAGATAGAAACCAGCGGGATGAGCAAACTTCTTATAGATTGTTTCATAGTCTATGAGACTCATTCCGGTCTTCAATAAGATAGAGAAGATCTGATACTTCTTATCGTCGACAATAAACTTAATACTCTCTGGACCAATAAAGGACCCACCATCCTGATCATTCAGAATAAAGATGTTACGTTTCGGATATTCTATCTCTACGGTATCACCAAAGAACCCACGAAAGAATTGTTCAACTGATTGTTCTGTACCTTTCGCACGATAGAAGTTAGCAAGAAGTCTTGCCATCAACTGAGGATTGTTGTAGAATGTATCTGACTGAACACCCTCTGCAAGTTCGGCGAGTAATGAATCTAGATGGGACCCATCTATGCTACTAATAGTGCGTACATTATATAAAGACTGTATCTGTTTTGAAAACGAACCACTCTCGTTCCCTTCCATGTACTCGTAGTACCTTTCAAGGAACTGTATAAACTCTGGGTATTGCTCAACGAAAAACTCAGGTACCGCATTCCTTACTGTGTTGGAATGCAGTCCGATATGAGTTCGACGGTCGTCCGTTTGTATTGCCATTATAATGTGACCTTAATCGTCCCTTCATCAATGATTGCACGAGATGTAGATAAGCCCTCATCAAGTTCTATAATATAGTTGCGTAATGGTCTGATCGTCGACGAATTGGCAGGAACCACTGAGATCTTGATCTCTACTGGAAGTAGATTTGTTTGCACTTCCAATGCATTTATTAAAACCTGTCCCTTTGCTTCGTCATAGTAACCGATGTTACTGAACTCTAGTTCACCATCAAGGTTAAAGATCTGTAATTTATGGGACCCTAATTCATTTTTAATAATGACATTTTTTCCTTGCCATAAGAAAGGAGATGTTGTTACAGTATTAACGTCCTTGTCCGGAGATGCTAACGCGAATGGGTAATCTATCACATGACTTAATGCCCTTGGTTCGATTACAGTAATTCGTTGTTGACCCTTGACTTCCATTCGTGAGTTGAGTATACTAGGATGGATAGAATCAATATCACTCAATAGATTTGAACGGCGGAATACTGTTCCAAAGGTTCCAAGGTTCTCTTTTACATAGTCTACAATAAACTGCATGACTGTGCTAGATTGTCCTTCTGGTGTATCAATCTTAGAAACTGCGTCTAACTGAAAGACGGTATTGATTTCTAAGTAAGTTTTCTTTGGATTGACAAACTCTGTATCTATTGACATAATAGAAAGGTGCGAAGTCAAATCTGATATAATGGATTCCTTTACAATGTTTTGTCGCTGATATGGGACCCCCTCATAAAAATCAAGGCTGACAAATACCTTACCATATTCTGGTGGTTGATTATCTGCTCCACCCCATGCGATAACATTTTGGATATCATTTCCATAGTTTGACTGTATCATCGCTGCGTAATCTTCGGCAGTCACTAAACGTTGTTGTGATGCAAACGCTCTTGGTGCGTTGAGTTTAATAGAACTAAGGGATTCCTTATCAGAGCCTCCACCCGCTTCTGTAGTATTAGTTACTTCGATACGCAATCCGTCCAGACGATCCGCATTGAAGTTAATCGCACCATTTGGTTTTTCGCCCAATGTCTGTAAATAAGAAACTCGAATAACCGAACCGACCCCAGGCCCTTCTCCTAATACATTACCGTCAGAGAAGAACATCTCGTAGTATCCGTTCGAGATTTCTTTAATCATATAGACACGCGAATCTGGAGTAATAGAAGGGACTGACAGAATGTTAGAATATGATACTGTCTCCATAGTGGTAGGGTTCTCAGAGACCGTGACGATCATTGTAGACACATCTACGTTGGTGTCTGGTATGACGTATACCGCATCTTTTTCGGATGACACTAAAAAGGTTTTTTCGCGATAAGTTCCTTCCTTGACTTCGACGCCCGTCCAGTCGTAGGTGATTGTCCCGTCTGAGGATACATTACCGACTACCGATGTATCATCTGTTGTTACGAATCGGTATGCGGTATCACCCACTTCTGCGAAGACTGCATGTCCTTTGCTGATTTTTTTGGGGGCACCCGCTACGCTTTTTGGAGAAACAGAACTCGTATCCGTGGTGAGTCTGAGATCTAGGTATGCGGTCGATGCTGTATTACTCTTCGGTGTGTAACCCAAAGTCTCTGCATGACTGACCGCACTGGAACGTAATTGTGACGAACTAAGGAACGACTCATTGATCGCCATGTTCGCGATAAGACCATTCACATGAGTATTATACGCAAGCACATCCATAATACTCGACAGACCAGAACCTTCAAAGTTGTAGTCCTTGTATTCGTCATACTTCTTAAAGTGTTGTTTTAGACTCTGTCTGATTTCTAAGAAGTCTAGGTCTGTAGTTTTCACTGCCATTATCGTATCCTTGAGATGGACACTTCCATCGTCTCTACTTTTAAATTCTCAATTATCTGAAACACAATGTATATCCTTAACGCATTATTATCACTATCCAAATTCGCTTTGACTTTCGTCATACCCACGCGTGGTTCGTATCTGCGTATCGTCTCAGCAACAATTGTCTCTATGTCGTCTTCATCCAGATCCGTAGATAGTTCAAAGAGAAGACGATTCAGGTCCGCGCCTAACAATGGTTGAAACGGAATGTCACCGCGATTAGTTAACAACAGTTTACGTATAGACTGTTTAACAGACGCAACCGAAGTTTTCTTATAGAGGTTTCCTTTTGGAGAGATACTAAAGGACAGGTCTAAGTCGGAGTTCTCCGCTGGACTTGAACTTGTAATGGGACGTTTGGTGATGTCCTTGTCTTCTAATGAGAATACTGTGGTCGCCATAGTAGAATCTCTGAAATGTGTTTTGTTCTATTTATACCAGACCGTCGATAAATTCTTGGAATTCTTCTTCGGTCATGTTTTCTGTATCGGGGGCTTGAATGTCATCGAGGCTGGGGAGAGCTAAACCCCCTGCTCTGTGGGGGACCCGTTCAACTGCTATAAGTAGGGGGGGCTCCACTCCTATAACGGACAGGTCTGGTAAGGGTATCTCTATCTCCAGCGGTAGTCCGATCAGCTCCATGACATCACACAGCGTAAAGTCTAAGAACGATAACAGCTTTCCCAGACCGATCGCAGACAGAAACTTCTTGATCTTACGTAACCAGATATTGAACAGTTCCTTCATGGAGATTATTTTCCAGTCACGTGCCGCAGTGACGATCTGATTAATACGTTCTTCCAGACACGTGACCTTTCCTTCTATCTCACCACCGAATACTTCTACGAGAGTGATGTCAAAAGGTGCGGGTAATGGTATACTGGTCTCTAGGATCTCATCGATCATGTCAAGACCTATCTGGTTTAATTCGTTCTCTAACTCAGTTTGTGCATCAAAGTTCTTGACATCTGACTCTAACTGTGTTATATTATCCTCAACATCCTGTTCTAAGTCTGCGAGTTCCTGTTCTACGTCAAGGTTCTGTAGTTTCTCTAGGTCGCCGAGTATGCGGTTCTGTTCTTCTGTATACTTTTCTACGACCATGTCTATGACTGCGCGAACCCATTCTGCCATATCAAAAGACAATGGAATAGGTAAGTTGGGCAGACCTAATGCGTCCCATATCTCTTTGAACTTACCGATCAGTTTATCGAACAGTTTGAACAGTGACATCGTGCACCATTCCATGATCTCGTTTTTAATATAAGACCATGTGAGTTTTGCCTTCCACTCTTCACACTTGACACCGAACTCTCCATCGTGTAGTCTATACTGTTCGGGAACAAGCATATAGAAGGCATCAAGCACTTTCGCTTTCTCATCCTCTAACATACCTAATGCAGAGTCATACGCATCCTGTTCGAGTTTCCCTGATTCAAAATCTTCTTGCAATGTCTCTAGTTTTGTGGTATACTCTTCTGTCCACCCAGAGATCTGTGCCTTGAGTTCTTCCTGATAAGATGGCTCACTGATCAGTCGCAATACATCAATAGACAATCCCATAATAGGAACCGCAAACTCTACAGGAATAATCTTACTGATCATCTCCATCATCTTGACAGGAATAAAGATATGAAACTCCTGCACAAGTTCTGTGAATGCGTCCTCTGCTTCCTTCTCTAACTGACGGACTGTCCTACCCTTCTCCCAATATGGTTCAAAGAGTGTCGCGACATTATCAATAGTATCTTCAATTTCCTTGATCTTATCTTCAAACTCTGATACAATACCTAATGGGTCCTCTCCATTCTTCAGTGCTTCTAGGTCTGCTTCCAGTCTAGCACGTTCCTCACCGGACTTCACCGCAATCTCTTCTTCCAAGTTACGGATACGGTCTAGTGTGTCCTCAGCGTCCTTAGCGACCTGCTGTTTGAATTCAACCAGTTTCGCTTCGATGTCGCTGGGAATCGCTGTGATCTGATTGAACATGTTAGTGAGATCTGCCTTAGTCGGTAGTCCCCCTTCAGGACACGGCAGAGGTATCGTAATGGATGTCATCCCAGACGAACTCCATTACCGCCGCGTACCGTCACGGTGTCTGTGCCTGTTACTGAAACGTTCTTCGCTGAGATCTTCGCGTCTCCTGTCACTGTAATATTGCAGTCACCTCTTATAGTAACGTTTGCGCGGTTCCCTCCATCTTTGGAACCTACTTCGATCTCTGCATCACCCTTAACGCGTATATACTGGTCTTTCTGGACCTCTGTTCGCATACCTCCGTTGTGTTCCATTTCGGTGTATGTGCCAGAAGCATGTTGTTCTCTAATGCGTGTGTTCTCAGGTGTGTCATCATACTCTTTGAAGTGTCCCTGTTCGGTTTGATAGATCTTATTATGGGGATAGTTCTCTGTAGCACGTTGATTATTATCGTCTTTCTTTGGAATCGTCCCTAGAACGAGAGGGAGTTGTGAATCCTTACCATCCAGAAAGATACCGAATACGTGAGTTCCCACTAACATACCAAGATACTGTCCTTTACCTTCATGTACACCTTGTGTGATAGGAACTACGATCTGTGCCCACGGTAGGTCTGGTTCTTCTATTTCGTCATAGACTCCAAAAATCTTTACGCGAACACGTCCTAGCTGGAGAGGATCATCCTTTACATTAACAACCTCACCTAGGAACCATCGTGTCTGATCTCCATAGTATTCAAGGAATTGTTTAGGAATCATTGTATTCACCATGTGTGAGTTTAACAGCAGTAAGCGTTACATCATATCCTTCAGATTTGAATGAATGTTTTGCAGCGTAGATGAGGTAGTTACCTGTCTTCTGTTTATCAAACTGTTCTCTTAGAGTCTCTGGATTTGATTGAGTAGACATGAAGAGAAAAGACATGACGCGTCCAATAGTATTGAGATGATTAGGTATGGTGAAATCATATCCGTCTACGACTGCAACTAGAGTATCGTAAGACAGGAGAGTCTTGAATGCGGCAGACAATGGTTTGTGTTTATAGGATGATTTCTTATCACGTTCATCGATAGTGTGGGTACCTTTATATGCTTCGGTACCTCCGATTGTAGTGATAACACGATTACCAAGGGTTTTATCTTTGGTTGCCATTTCAGTGAGTTTCTTATCATGGACAGAGAAATGAGAGGGAAGCACTCCGCGGCCTTTCATACCACGTTCAGTTAACAACTCATTGATATCTGTCTCATGATTATAGTCTACCTTCTCCACGTGCATGTCAGTGACATCAATGAACTGGTGACGTGCACCGATGAGACCTTGTTTAATAAGAGGATTGAGATCTTCGGATGACTTATGTTCGTATGCCTTGATAGTACGACGTTGTGATCGTCCTCTGGATGTTTGAGAAGATGCGAAATTATTGAATGGGGCGTCTTCGGTCCACGGTTCCAGATTTAACATGAATTCAAGATCCATACACCAGAAAAAATCGGTAGCCGATGAAACTGGCATCGCAGAATAGACAAAGAGTGGATAACCCTTTTCTGTGGTTGCACGATTCTTGATCCAAGAGATAGCCTCTAACGGAGTCATATTCGGAACGATGACTTTCATATCTTGTACGGTTGTGTTATAATCAATCACAGTACGATCAGTGAGGAATGACTCGGATATTGATTTAATGATCTGGCCTGGTTTACCCTCGTAAGACTTGTTTACATTAATCGCATTGGACTCATACCAGACTTCTTCGATTAAGTGAAGCAAAACAACCTGAGTGTTCTCATTGAGACCCTGATTGATTTTCTCCACAATCTTATCAATACGAAAAAACTTATGGCAGAAAACTCCGATAGGGTCTTCGGTACGACTGATCTTCACTTCAACACGGTCGTTTGTTCCTAACCCGATACCAGACAAGATGTCAGACGTATCCTCGAAGGCAATCAAACCCGTCATCCACGGTTTGTCCAGATGTTCAAAGATGTCCAGATCAGAGACGATAGTCTTCATGTCTATCTTGACCTCTGGATCCCAACTCGCAGTGATCTCCAATACGTCAAACTTGAAGATCGTTTCTAATTCTTGGTTTTTAGTGCTCATGCTTTCAACGCGTCAATCACTGCACCCACTACCTGACGAATACTATCAGCGCGAATGACAGAGATCTGTTTCAATTGGTTATTGGACTTGACATAGAAATCATACTGTGTCACTATAGTCTCAGATGGGGTTGGTTTAAGATCGATCCAATTGGTAATAACCTCACCGTCTTGTAGATAATGACGCGTAGATAGATGTTGAGGGACAGCAGACTGTGCCTCGATCGTCTCGATCTGTTCACCCACCACGGATATAATAGACTCTGGAACACCATCGTTCTTAAAGGTATCGTTTGTTTCTATAACGAGTTGACCCAGATCCACGTTCTTATCGACAACTACACCACCCGCACCTGAGCGTTGACCAGTGACGATCTGACCGACTTTAAATTTGTCGGTGATATCTGAGGTCGTGTTGAGTACGATGTGTGGGTAGTCTTTCTTGACTTTAGAGAGGACCTCTAGGTCCGTTAATGGCCATCCAGACTCACGTATCTGCGGATTGAGTAGATACAGAGTCCAGTGCAATTGAGGGTTATTGTATAGTTTGTATGCCACGTGGTCTGCGCGTTCACCATGTTGGATATAGTAGTCCTGATAGAACGATGCGTTCTGACGTACCTGATCAACTACTTCTACATATCGTGTTAGGTCCTGTGTTACCGCAGATCCAGCATCGAACTCATACAACTCTACCGGAAAGTTTTTAAAATACATTAGAATCCGTCCCTTATGTCTTGTGCGTTCAATGCGACTTCTTCACGGAAAGAGAGTGTTAAGTCATACTCAGATGCATAAGACTTTTCTGGACCCTTATGCCAAGCCATAGAACTCGCATTGTAGCTGGTAGTAATAGACTCCAACACACATGTTTTGATTTTGGTTCCGATCGGTTGACCGTTTGCAGTCAGAGTTATGTCAAACATGTGTGGGTATTTGTAACCTGCTGATATAGCCCCTGCCTGAATAGATTCTGGGTATGCGTGTAGTCGAAAACGTTTGATGATCTCCTCCACCTCTTGTGCCTCACGTTCGGAGACGGGTAGAAATTTGAACTGAAACTGGAATGTGCGTAAACCTACACCCTTAAACATAGCGCGAGTATTAGGGTTGACAGTTACTGCCGAGGATAATTGGAGAGGTAATTGCAATTCGTCAGGCATTAGTTTTCCTAAAATACCTTTAGCGTTACGTGCAATCGTAAGCTGTGCGAGGTCTTTACCATTACCCGATGCGTCAGTTAAAGAACCGAATCCGGTTTTGAACATCTCACCGATCGCTTCACCGAATCCACCGCCGTTATTAAATGCATTAAGTGCTGCCGCACCTGTCATACCAAGGTCAGCATTGGAATACTGTAATGCGTCCCCTGTAGAAAACCCTTGGGGTAGGTATATCTTGATCCCTGAAGTAACGTCAGTTCTTTCATATGAGGACACTGGTGCGTCACCATCACCATTTGCATCTCTTTTTGCTTGACCAGCCTCTGCTGCCTTTTCTGCAGCGGCAATCTTTTCTGCATCACCTCCCGCGGCGGAAACGAATAGATCGAACTTTTCTTTCAGACCCGTCAATATATCGGGAACACCTTCGATTGCGGCACCATGAACCTCTTTTATACTAAATTTTATACATGCCGGATATCGACCCTCCCTATGATAGGGATACTTTAGAGGGCCCGGTGGTGATGGTACTTTAAGAGCGTCTTCCTTAGCCTTTGCGATCTCGGCTTCAGACATTTCTTTTACAACAGCATCATCCGTTGATACTGTCACATCACCTAAAGGATTTTGAGTACCAGTACCTTCACTTTCACCCTTCTTTACGAGGCGACTGCTTACTACTACATTTGGATCGTCTGACATGATAATCTCGCGTCTATAAATATCGTTACACTATTTATACACGAAATCGATGAACCTAGTAGACGACACTAAATTCCTGACTGAGGGATGGGACACCATTGAGGGTCACGTTCTGCCTGATAATAAGACGTGTCTGGCGTTTGCGAGTATATTATCTATGACGCAGGCAAATACCGTCTTCGAGATTGGGTTCAACTTTGGTCACAGTGCGTACACGTTCCTATCTGTCAATCGTCGTGTAAGAGTGCACTCAACAGATATTGGACACTACCCACACACAGAGGTCAATGCTGGGAAGATCAAGGATCAGTTTAAGGATCGATTCCAGTTCACCCTATGCGACTCACACCAGTTGATACCTGACGACGTATCTGGTTATGATATGATTTTCATTGATGGGGACCATACACCCAAGGGAATGGTTCAGGACATGGACCTATGCGCTGAGTCGGGTGTCGAGTGGATGTTGGTGGACGACTACGTCCGATGTATGGGAGA